GCCTTGTACGACGGTGGATATGGTGTTCCATAGTCCGTTCCAGACCGTGCTGATGATTGTGACGGCGGTTTGGAAGATGGTTTGGATGTTCTGTATTCCGGCTTGCAGGAGTGGTGTGATGATGGTGATGAATGTTTGGATGCCGGTGATGATCGCGGTGAGCGCGGTCATGATGATGGGGCCGATTGCGTTCCAGACGTTTTGGAGGACGGTGGTGATGAGTGTCCATCCGGTTTGCCAGATTTGCTGGATTTGGCTCATGGTCTGGGTGATGAATATGGCGATGGCTTGCAGGATTGGCTGGCATGCGGTGCTGATCTGGTTCCAGATTCCCATGAACCATGTGGCGAAGCTGTTCCAGAGTCGTTTGCCCGTTTCGGTTTGGGTGAAGAACCATGTCAGCGCGGCCACGACCGCGCCGATGGCTACGACAAGCATGCCGATCGGATTCGCATCCAAGGCAGCGCTGAATGCCAATTACACGGCGGTAGCAGCCTTGGTCACCGAGCTCCACGCCGATTGAGCTGCCTTGACAATATTGAACGAGCCGGCGAGTTGCTTCAGTGCTCCAGCCGTGCTTCCCGCGTCGGAGATCTTGCCGATCAGATCGAACGCGGCCGTAGCGGTCTTCTCCACACCGGAGGCAGTCGCGGAAATGGCCTTCAGTCCACCGGAAACTGTCTTCAGCCCGGCCGAGACGATATCCCAGCCTTTGACCGCGAGCAATGCAATGGTGATGGCTTTCAACGCGCCGGATACCAGTGCGCCGTTCTGCTGCGCCCACTGTCCGACCGACTGCAGCCAGCCTCCCACCGTCATGAGCACGCCGGTCAAAGTGTTCAACAGTCCGGCGAAGCTCTGCGCCGCGGAACTGGCGGTGCGCGCGCTGTCGTTGAAGCCGAAGGCCTGCGAGACCGCGGCCGCCAATCCGGAAACCAGCGAGCCCAATCCGGAGATGACGCCGGTCAGGCTTTCAAGGAACGGCTGCAACGCGCCCGTCTCGATGAACGTGTTGACGAACGTCTTCGCCCATCCCGCCGCGTTCGACAACGCCTGCGCGACCGAAGCGACCACTCCCGCGAGCGCGCCGGCGGTTGTGGAGAACATTGTGGCGGCTTCGCCGCCATTGTTGAGTCCGCCTATGAGTGATGTGATTGCGTTCCAGAGGCCAGTGAGTTGGCTTTTGAGGCTGGCCGTCGCCGAGGCGAGCATCTGGAAGCCGGGAATGTTGGAGATCGTGTCGCCAAGGTTTTTGAGTTTCGCCTGTGTGTCGGGTATCGCGTTCTCGAGACCTTGTTGGAGTGCCGCGCCGACTTTTTGCAGGGTTGGTGTGACGGCCGCGGTGAATGTGTCGATGAGTGGGATGGCTTGGTTGAACAGGCCGCGTAAGCCGTCGAGGACTGGCGTGGCGGCTGTTTCTCCGAGTCGGCTCAACGCGGCTTTCACGTTGGCCAGGGCGCCGGTGAATGTGGTGCCTGCGGATAGTGCGGCGCCGCCTAGGCCTTCCTGCATGGCGTCGGCGAAGGTTTGGAAGTCGATTTTGCCGTCCGAGACCATGTCGGACACTTCGGCGCTGGTCTTGTTCAGATGCTTGCCGAGCATCTGGAGGACAGGGATGCCGCTCGACATGAGCTGGAGCATGTCGTCGCCCTGGAGTTTTCCTCGCGCGGCGACCGATCCGAAGATCGTGCCGATGTCGGTGAGGCTTCTGCCGCTGATCTGCGCGGTGTCGGCCACGGTCTTGAGGACCTTGGTGAGCTGGTCGCCTTCCTTGATGCCGGAGGCGGACAGGCTGGCCGCCACGGTCGCGGCGTCGCCCAGTCCGAACGCGGTGCCTTTGACGGAGGCGAGCGCGTCGTTCATGATTTCGGTGACGCTGGCGCTGTCGTGGCCGAGGCCTTTGAGTTTGGCTTGCGCGTTCTCGATGTTGAGGGCGCGGGTGAAGCCGCCTTTGGCGGCCAATGCGGTGATGCCGCCGGCGAGGGTGACGATCGCGCCTGTGCCGACCTTGCCGATTTTGCCGAATGCTCCGCCGATTTTCGAGATGAGGGTGTTGGAGCTTTTCTTGGAGGCTTTGTTGACGGCGTCGCCGATGTCGCCTTCGATGCTTTTGCCGAATCCTTTGCCGGATGGTTCGACGTGGACGTATGCGACGCCTATGTCCTGTGCTGCCATCGTGTTTCCTTATTCGTAGGTTGGGATTCCGATGGCGGTCGGAGTCAGAGGTCGTCGTTGATGTGGAAGTAGGCTTTGAGCCGTTCCCTGTCCTCGCGTTGACGGCGGGTGAGGTTGTGCGTCGGGGTTGGCGGGCGGAGCGGGTCGTGCTCGTGGTCGAACCATGGGCGTTTGCGTTGTCCGGACAGCGTCCAGACCGCCTGTTCGGCTCCGTCGGGCGCGTAGACGGCGTTCTGCAACGCCATCCACGAGTGGCTCGTATGGTCTTTGAGGATTTCGCGGGTCAACGCCCAGGCGAGTCCCCAATCGACTCGTGGACGTTGGCCTTCAACCCATTCCCGGAAGCGTACGGGCCTGTAGATCTGCCCGTACGCTCGGATCCAGTCGTAGGCTAGCGCCGCGCGGTGGTTGTTCCAGAGGTGGGCGAGGTAAACGCTTTTGGGTCCAGTCCGGATTCGTCGGCCCACGCCTTCACCGTGGCGATGAGGTAGGCCATCGGGCGTTTGGTCTTACGTAGCGCGGTCCAGAAGTTCGGCTGCGCGTTCTCGAAGTATGCGAGGAACGCGGCCATGCACGCGCTGGTCTCCTCGTCGGAGAGCGTCGGCCTGCTCTTGACCAGGAGGATGGCCTGCACGAGTTCGATGGGCAGTTCCGCGTTGTTGAGGTTCGGCAGGTCGAGTTTCGCTCCGGCGACCTCGAGGTGCACGTCGGGCTTGAGCTCCTCCGCGTCGGTAAGGTCCACGTCCACGACATGGTAGGTGTTGTCGCTCATTTCGTCTCCGTTTCATGGTTATCGGCGGTTATGGGTAATGGTCCCGTGCGGCCGACCGCCATCGGCCGCACGGGAAGAATCAATGGGCTACTTGGCGTCTTCGGTGACGAGGCCCCATGCGTGGAACTGTTCGCCGTTAGTGCCCTTGAGCATCTTGAACGTCATGCTGAAGTTCATGATCTCGCTGGATTTCAGGCTCACGTCGTCGCGGTCGGACACCTTCGCGTTGGTGCCGTACAGGAGGAAGGGGCGGTCCTGCTGGTCGAGCGCGACCAGGACGAGGATCCATTCCTTCTTCAGGCCGGCGCCCTTGATGCTGATGCCGCCGTCGGATTCCACGTCCACGTCGAAGTAGGCGGATACCACGTCCTTGCGGCCTTCCATCGCGGCGAGCTGGAGCGTCCAGTAGCCCGGGTCCGTGTCGGACAGGACGATGTCGCCGTTGTGCGCCTTGTAGTCGGTGCTGTCGCCCGGCTCCGGATGCAGTACGGCCCCGTCCTCGGTGGAATAGCCGATCGGTTTCTTGTTGGACGGCGGCGTCCAGTTCACGCCGGTCGGGGCCGTGAACGTGCTGTCGCCCTTGGGGAACAGGAACAGCGCGTAGTTCTTGATCAGGCGCACGTTGCCGGCGGTATTGCCGTTGGACACGTACCCATAGTCGGTCGATCCGAGCCCGTCCTGCAGGCTGGTTTCGGATGCCGTCTGTTCGACGGCGGTGGTTTCTTCGTTGTTGTCAGACATTCCTGTCTGCACCTCGCTTCCGTTCTGCGTGTGGCGGCACGTCTTTGCTTGTCTTTTCTTGTGTTTTCAGTTCAGGCGACGGATACCTCGAGCAGGAGCACGCCGTACGCGCTCACCAGTCTCTTGTCCTCGTCGGTCATGCGTACCGGCCCGGATTCCAGTGACGCGCTGATGAGCGGCGCGACGGTTCCGAGCCTGATGATCTCCCTCGCGATTGCCGCCCACAGGCGGGCGGCCTTGTCCCAGTCGCCCGTATGGTCCTCTTTCATGCAGCGCACGCTCAGCCGCAGTCGCACGGCCTGGGAGATGGGAGTGCTCATGCCTTGCATGGAGTCGGCCAATGTGGCTTCGGTGAAGGGCGGTTCGAGGTCGTTGCGTTCGATGGTGTCGAACGTCACGTCGGGGAATAGCTCCCGCAGCCTGGGCAGGAGCAGCGGCTCCGTGCGCCGTGGGGTGATGGGGATGCTCATACGCGCATCCTTCCGAGCGTGTCCTCCAATGTGCCGTGTGCCTTCTCCACGGGTGCGGGGCAGAGGATGGCCACGCCGTTGCGGTTCGCGCCGTTATGGTCGCGCACCATGCAGCGGCTGTCGGTGACGGCCTCGTTGGCGGCGTCGCGCATGCGGTCACGCAGGGTCTCGTTCTTCAGCACCTGCTGGCTGAATGCCTTTCGGTTGAACACGAATCTGCATCGTTTGGCCATGGGTTATCCTTCCCGTTCGCCCACGGTGATGACGTCGCCGATGTGGCGTCCGTGGAGGTTGTTCCACACTTGCGGCTTTCCTTTGACGGGCAGGAGGATGCCTCTGACTTTGATCAGGTCGGTGGCTTGGATGCCTGTCGGCTGGCTGCCGCGGATGTGGATCGTGTATTCGATGGTCTGCGGGCTGGCGTTCTCCTCGGTCTGGTCGGTGGTAGAGGTTGGCGCGACCATCGCCTGGAATGTGCCGACGCGGACGGGTTTGCCCTGGATGGGGTTGCCGTCCGTGTCGGTGGTGGACTGGCCGCGCCACACTTCGATGGTTTCCACTAGGACGTCTCCCCCGTTGCCATGTCGACGCTGAACGCGCGTTGGGCGTTGATGCCGAGGATGCGTTTCTCGTCGTCGCGCAGCCAGAGATCGCCGGTGGGCGCTCCGAAACTGTATTGTTCGCTGAAGCTGCCGGTGGTCTGGTTCATCTGCGTGATGCCGCCGGGGATGTCGTACGGGTCGGCCTGCATGATTCTGCGGACGATGTCGCAGGTGATCTTCGTCAGCAGGCGTGGCCGTTCTTTTTGGAGACGTTGCCAGTTCGGGGAGCGTTCCTTGATGTAGTCGGTCACGTCCGCGAGATGCGTGTCGGCCTTCTCGCGTTCCTCGTCGGTGAGTTTGTGCCATCTCCGTTCGAGGTCGTCGGAGGTGGCGAACACGTCTGGTTCGACAGTCATGTCGGACTCCGTCAGGCGGTGAGCAGGACGAAGCGGTTGATGTCGCGGATACGGAAGCCGACCTCGATTTCGATTCGCACGGCGAACATGTTGTGCTCCCACAGGTTGACCTGCTTGCCGTCGATGGTGATGGACGCCTGGTCGGAGATGCTGGTCTGCATTCCTTCGACGGAACCCCATGCGGCGGAGGAGAATTCGCCGCACACGCCGAGGATCTCTGCCTTGGCCGGTCCCGGTGTCTCGGATACGGCGGGCACGTGAACGCCCTTGCTGATGTAGGTGCGGTTGCCGAGCACGGTGCTCACGTCGGAGGCGGCGGTGCCGTTGAGGAACAGGGGGCGTCCGTTGTTGTCGGTCGCCTGCCGGAGCACACTGCGACCCTGGGTGCTCAACGCCCAACCGTCCACGGTTCCATCCGCTTCGGACACGAGGTCGTCGGCTTTGTTCAGGTTCTTCCACACGTCCTTGCCGATGCTGACGGTCTGCGCGCTCTTCAGGGTGTCGAAGTCCGCTCCCGGAGCGTCGACGAGACCCATGATGGTCTTGTCAAACGTGCGGGCGATGGCTCCCGGACCCTTCGCGACCACTTGGTCGTAGAGAGCGCCGAAGTCTCGGCGGAACTGGTTGGAGAACGGCATGATGACCGCGATGGTGTACGGCAGCATGTCCTTCTTGCCGAAGGTGACGCCGCTCTTCGGCTTCTCCGCACCCTCATTGACCCATGCGGCCTCCGGGTCGCCGATGATGATCGGCACGCGAGCGCCGTTGCCGGGCAGTTTCATCTCCGGCACGAGCTGCATGAACGCGCTCTGGTATTTTGCGGTCTGCCAGATCTCCGCCTGGGTTTCAGGGGTGAGGTCTAGACCGTTGCTTTTTCGGGTCATGGACGGATCTGTCATGGTTTGTCCTTTCAAATGAATGTTGTTTGCTGGTTGGCTCACGGGAGCGTGTTGCTCATGGCGTTGACGAAGTCCTCGCGGCTGGAATGTTTAGTCTTGGCCTGTCCGGTGCGGGCGCTCTGGTCCGCGACCGTTCCTCGGGAACGCATGTCGGCGAACACCTTCATGAGTTTCTCGGCGTATTCGCCGATCTGCTTCTCGTCGTCGCCCGCGAGGACGCTCGGGTCGGTGATGCCGTGTTTGGCCGCGACGTTGGCGCGTATCGTGGAGAGCTCCTTCTCGTGTTCGGCCTGTTTGGCTTCGCTTTTGAGCTTCTCGTTCTCCTCGAGCGCCTTGGAGAGTTTCGATTCGAGGTCGGCAGTCTGTCCGGCCTTCTCCTTGAGCTCCTCGTAGTCGCTTTTCCTGCCGCGTTCCCTGCCGAGACGCTCGTTGATTATGCGGTCGACTTCCTCCTGGGTGAAGGTCCTCGGCTTCGCGTTGTTCACGTCCTTTGGGGCCGGAGAGTGCTGTTCCGGCTCCTGTTGGCCGTCCGCGCCGGTCTGGTTTTCTTCTGCCATGGTTGGTGGCTCCTTTGCTTGTTCTTGGTTTCCACGCCTGACGCCGGCGAGTGGGCGGCCATTCTTGTTGGTTTCGCGCATGGCTGCGCCCCGCCCCATCGCTGGGGTGTGAAAGGTAAAAGAAAAGCCATCACGTTTCGACGTGATGGCTTTCTGGGATTCAGAGATTTCCCAGCGCTTTTCTTCGCGCGTATTCGGACCGCAGCTCGTCGGTCGACACATAGTCGCCGACGGACCAGCGCTTCTTTCCTTCGTTCCTGACCCATTCATATTCGTCCTGTGGCATGGAGATATCGCCATACTTGCGTTTGATTTCCGCAAGATGGCGCTCATCGGTGACTTCCTTCAAATCACCGGGCATAAACGTGAAACGGTCGGAACGATCCATAGGCTCAATCATAGCAGTCTCAGATAAACGATCGGTCTGCCGTCGGATGCTCCAAGCCCTTCGAAACGAAGAGCCCTTCCTCTCGGCAGAAGAATTTCGTATTCTCCCGGATGCTGAGTGATCGGCTCCACATACACGCCGGCGCTTCCCGGCGGTACCAAGATTCTTGTGGCGATGCGGTCTTCCCCATCAACGTCAATGCCTCCCTCCTTGATGCTGGTGGCCATGTAGCCGATGTGTTCGAAGGTGCGACCGGTATTCAAATCGAAAAGCGACTCCATGTCGTTGACGTGGAACGTCGACAACCGCATCTGCCTGTCGACCGTGAAACGTTCTCGGGTGATATGGTCGGATATCGCTTCGTCGATGCATTCGACCTGATGGATGACGTCTTTCGACGGGTTTCGTCCGCCGAACAGGTAGCCGTTGATACTTTTGTAGCTGTCTCCGGTCCAATCCATCAAAGCCGAGATCTTCTCGTCGTTGGAGAATCTATCTCCAGGCGTCCTGACGCTATAATCCGACAATCTCGATAGTTCGGAAGCATTGATCGGAATCGATTTGCCGCTCCATCGAATCGTCGGTTGAGCAGTCACACCATCATTGACCTCATCGTGATAGATGCGTCTCAATTGGGCTAGCGTGTCACGCCAGTCGCCGTCATCGCCGGCCGCAGCCTTGGCTGCCTGGTACATTTCACGATACTTGTCCGGATCGTATCCTTTGAGTTTGCTGCTGCCCCAGCTTGGCACGATGTCGCAGTCGCAGTCCGTATGGTATTGCATCTGCCGTCCGGCGGTGTCCTCGCTCAGGTAGGCGAAGCCACGCGAGGCGAGCATAAGGCAGAACGCGCATGTCTTAGCCCCTCGCGGCACACGCGCCCAGCGAGGCTTGGTTGGGTCGTTGGCCACGGCCCTCTGCATGGTCAGCCGCCCGACGGTCTGAACCAGATTCTGCACGTATTCCAGCGCCTGCTCCTCGTCGGCGAACGTGGGCCACAGGTCGTCGATGGTTCTTCCGGCGTTGTTGTGAACGGCTCCGTTCTCATCTGGAATGACGTCCTTGTAATGCAATCCCATGAAGTCGGTGTTGTTGAAACCGCCTTCCATCTGCCAGACCGCACGGTCGGCGGTGATGGTCGGCGGATCGTATTCCGGCATGTCGATTCCGCAGTATTGCGCCCATAGGTCGCGCACATGGCTGTAGTAGTCGGATGCGAGTTTGTTGGCCGCGTCGGCGTACCGGTTGATCTCCGCTTTGATGAGTTCCTGGCTTTCACCGTCCCAGACGAGGCCCGAGACACTGTTGCCGGCCTCCTTCTGCAGGCGGCTCATGGTGTCCGTGTAATCCTCGTACAGGTCGTTGAGGTCGAGTTCAAGCCTTCTGTGTTGTTCCGGAGGCAGGTTCAGACTGTTCGGGCTCATTTCCGCCGCCTTCCGGTAGTTTGAGGCTGACCGGCGTCATGCCGGTGAATTCAATGCCTTTCAGTCCAAGCATCGATGCCGCGGATTCCGGTGTCACCCCGGCTCTGATCGCTACTCCCAGTGCGTCGAAGCTGTCCTTCAGCCCCCCCCCGCAACAGTTGATTGCGTGGAAGCGTCGGTCTGGCGTTCCCCGTCGTCCTGCGTCTGCTCAGTCTGTTGGCGCATGCCGCGAATCTGGTCGAGGACCTGTCCGGCTTGAGCCTTGCGCTGGTCGGCCTTCAAGCGGACGATCTCGCTTCTGCTCAATCCGGCGCGGGTCATGCCGACCTCGCTGTTGGCGAACGAGTCGATGCTGCCGGCGAGTTTGCTGAACGCGTCGGCGCTCATGGAGCTTGACGGAGTGTTGGGGTTCTTCCAGTCGACCTGCAGTTTCATCAGATCATCGTCTGACACCGATGGGTCCTGTATGCGCGCCACGAGGCGTGCCGCCTGCAGGATCGATTCGCCGAAATCACGGTCGCAGTGGCGAGCCTCGATAATCAGGTCCTCGCGTTGCGCCTCGGTCGCGTCCGCTGACGTCGGATTCGCGTCCGATACGATGCCGAGCGAGCTGGCGGGAATGTTCATCGCGCTGGCGAACATGGCGGCCCAGCTTTTCAGCATCGTCAGGTGCGGATCCATGCTGGATGCGGCCAGTTGGGTCACTGTCGGCGAATCACCGTCCGCGTCCTTGCTGATCATGTTGTAGCGGCCCATGTAGAGTTTGAGCGCGGCGTCCGCGCTCAAGGACGCGAGCTCGTCGCTGGTGCCCATGAGCAGGATTTTCGGGAATGCGTAGAATTCGGCGTTCGCCTCGGCGCGCACGATGGTGCGGTTCGCGCCGTCGATGATGTTCATCGCGTCATGGCTGATGCGGGAGCGTCCGAATGGTTTGACTTCGGTGGCTTTGTAGGCGAGGCGGAACACGCTGCATTCGCCGTTCACGGTGGGTTGTGATCCTTGCACGTACCATGTGCCGAGACTGCGGGACACGCTGATGTTGCGCGTCGGCATGTAGAGCACGAGTCCGATGGCCTCGTTGTCGTTGTTCACGTCGGTTATGGCCATGCATGCCTTGACGCGTCGGTTCGGGTAGTCCCAGATCGCTGCCGAGCTTTCCGCGGTGTGGGTGCGGATGAGAGGCCTGTTCTCCGCGTCTTGGATGACGCTGAGGAACGAGCAGCCGTGAATGAGTGCCGTCTGTATGGCCTGCTGAAGGACGCTGGTGAAGCCGATTCTGCTCATGAAGTCCTGTAGTTGGAACGGATCATCGACACCAGGCGAGACGAATCCCTCGAATACGCAAAGCTCGGCGAGCATGTCCACCGCCTTGCGTGCCCATCCCAATGGCGTGTAGTGGTCCTTGATGGACTGTGGAACCGTGAGACCGAAGTCGACCAGCGGCTCTTTCGATTCGTAGTATGCGGTGAGTTTCCGATTGCGGCTCGCATGACGTGTCCACACTTCGGCGAGCTCTGCGAGCAGTTCGTTCTCTTGGTTTGTAAGCCCGTCGATGCTGGTGGGCACAACCAGTTTCGTCAGCGCCACCGATCCTCCGGACGGCCGCCAGCTATCCGGAACGTTTGTCATCTGGATGTCGCCCATTTAGATTCCTCCGATGGTCTGTCGTCTTCCGGGATGTCGTTTTGTCGTGCACGCCCCGTACAGGGCGATCGTGGTTGATACGAGCGGCGTTATGTCGATATCCGAGCCGAGCTTGTTCCATGCGATCGCGCCGGACTGTCCCAATGGACGCGTGGTCGCGCCCTTGACGGCTGCGGCCAGCTGCGGCTGGTATTCGTCCGGCGGGTGCTTGAGCGTTCCGGCTTTGAGCATGTCGAGGAATCGGCCGCATGCGCGGCCCATCTCCTGCATGTTCGTCACGGTGACCTTCACGTGCGCGGCCTTCAGTTCGGGCAGCAGGCTCATTGCCGGGGACTGCGCGTCGATGACCACGCTGGCGGTCTTCGGCCAACGTTCGGCGAGCCAGTCCACGGCCCACATGGTGCCAGCCTGCCGCGCGTCCTTGATGTTCGCCATCTGGATGACGGCCGACCCGTCCTCGTACCGCAATGCGGCGCCGATGGTCAGCACACTCCTGTCGGGCGGCATGTCGATGCCGAAGCTCACCGTGCCGCCGTCGGGCACGTCGTCGGTTTCGGCGGCCTTCCACAGGTCGGGGCTGATGGCGTACGCGGTGGCGGTCTCGTCCCAGATGCCGAGTGCCTCACGGCGGAACGAATCCTCGGCGAGGAGATTGCGCATGCGCAATATCGCCTGTTCGCTGGTGCGTCGAGGATAAGACGGGTTCGCTTTCGCCCACGCGGTCCGGTCGTCCAGATCGCAGTCGCGGTCTGCCCCGAGCTCCACGTAGAGCATGTCGTCCGAATTGCCCGCCAACGCGGTCGAACGTTTCTCCTCGAACGCCTCGCACTGGTCTCCCGGCTTCGGCGGGTTGCCCATGAACACGATCAACGGGTTCGGGCTCGTGTTCACGATCGGAATCAGATTGTCCAACGCCTTGATGGTGAGTATCTGAGCCTCGTCGAACACCTCGATGTCCGCCGAATGCAGGCCACGGCCGAAACCGTTCTCACGCGCGCCGAACATGATGCGGCTCCCATTGGTGAAACGGATCTCCTGCTGGCCGTTCGCTCGACGCACGTTCCGCACGTACCTGGACAGTTTCGGATTATGCGTCAGGTCGCACATGTCGGCGAACGTCTCGTCGGAGGTGCGCGTGTGGTGCGCGGTCCAGATGACCAATGTCCCGGCGCGTCCGGCGCACAGGATGAACATCGCGGTGCCGACCGTGAACGTCTTGCCGATCTGCCTGCAGCTGGACAGGACCGCCCCTCCGGATCCGCATGCGTACTTGCCGTCGGCGCGTTTGGCGAACAGGAGGTATAGGAAACCTTTCTGCCAGAGGTCGTAGTGGATTCCGGCCTTGACCGCCGCATTGTTGATCAGTTTGAAATCGCTTGACGTGACGTCTTCCGGCTGCACGAGCCGTTGGGCGATCTCAGACAATCGACGCTCCGACATCCTCCGCCACCTCCGTCACGTCATCATTCGCATCGAACAGGCTGCCGGATTCCTCGGCCATGCGCATCCGTTCGTCGAATTCGGCGAGCTTGCTGCTGATCGACGGCAACGCGCTGGCCGGCGTCGACGGGTCATGCAGAGCCTCGCGCAGTCTGCCGACGATTTCGCGGAGCGTGTCCTCATGGGAACCGTCCATCATCCGTTCGAAGTTCCGTCTGTCGAGTTCCCGCTCGGGTTTTCTCTTCGCCTCAACAGGTTTGCTTTTCCTCGCCTGAGCGGTATTGTTCTTTTTCCGACGATAATCCGCTTTCTGACGGCAGGATTTGGAACAGTACTTCTGAGGCCTCCCGTGGCCGGATGGCTGGAATTCCTTGCCGCAGAGTTCGCACTTCATCGGCGCTTCCCTCGCTTTCCGACCTTTCGTTGTTTCCCTGTTTCCGACGTTTGCATTCCGAGAGGGATATCGGCACTGCACCCGAGGCGACCGGGAGGGGGCATACCCGGGGTCCCCGCCCTGGTATCGGAGTCAGATGCCGAACGTTTTGAACGGCATCGAGCTTGCTTTCACTTCCTGTCTGCCAGCCAGCAGCGCTCGTGCGTGTTCGTCTGTCTTGTCGCTCTTGAACCTGTTGCATCTGCGGTGCGTGAGCCTGCAGTTAGTGAAGCTGTATGGATCACCGCCACGTGAGACCGGTACGAGCTCGTCGACTTCGGCGCTCATCGGATGTGGTGTCTTCAATGTCTTGTCGACTGGCTTGCCACAGATGGCACACACGTCGTATGCGGCCAGCACTCTTGCCCTGAGCTGTCTGCGCCGCCAGCCGTTGCTGACACGCTCGTTACGCCGCTTGCTCATGTGGCCTCCCCACATGTATGAGCCCCGGGGTGTCATGGATGCATCAATGATCATCTTCGCCGTTGGCTTGCTGGAATGCCGGTATAGGGGCTCCCGTATATGGACACTCCCGTGTCTTGTAGGGGCTCCCCATCATCTGCGAATACCCCTACCCCAGGTTTGTTTCATGGGTGCCTTCGGCGGGATTCGAACCCGCGTCCACACGCGGCCACAAGGAAGAGAATCCAATAAAGACTCGCGGCCGGTACGATCTACCACTGATTCCTACGAAGGCATACCGGCAGGCGGATTTGAGCATCACCGCATCACGGAAGCACGGGATTGGCTTGCCTGCCACATTGGGGTATGTCCACTCTGACGGAAGTGGGCGGAGCGTGTCCGATATGCCGTTCGGACAGGACGGTGTTACGCAACCCAAGGAGTTAGGAGAATCCAAGGTGGATATGAAAAGGGTTCAAACCGCATGTCTTCGGTTTGAACCCTCTAATCCACTGACAATTGTGCGTTGCACTTTCGATTTTGTCAAATCGAGTCGCGTCGCATGACCTGTCCATGCACGTCGGAAAGCCTGTACAACGGCTGCCCCTTCACGTTTTCACCAACCGGTTGGAGCCTGCCGCGCTTGCGCCATGAGCGAATCGTGTTCGCGTTGCACTGGAATCCGCATTCGCGCAGCAGTTCCGCACACTCCCCCGCCGTGAACGCCCTGCCCGATTCGATGCACTCCCGCAGGAAACCCAATCGCACATCGACCACGCGATAAGCGTTGCCGCACACCGGACAATCAACGCTCACCGCGCCGACCTCCGCACTCAGCTCCACTCCACACAGAGGATTCAGGCACCTGCCGATGCCGTGCCTGGATGGTGGCACGTCGATGATGGCCAGCGTCTTGCGCACCAACCGCTCCCAGTCATGCCAGATCAAACCGATGTCCGGCAGTCGGTTCAACCGCTGGCATGACCAGCATGCCTTGAGCATGTCGACGATGGACGGGACCGCGATGCTTGTGGCCCATGGCATGGCCGGCGGCGCATACAATCGACACCACAACGCCGTCACCGCATCCTCGATCTCCTGCAGATGGTCAACGACCGAGAGTCTGATCGGCGTGGGCGCGGACTGCAGGTTGACACGTCCAGGCTGGTGGCCTCCGTAATGCGCCGTCGAATCCAGGAACTCGCGCAGGGCTTGGATCCATGACGGATAGTCGTGGATCCATCCCCTCAAAGCGGTCTCGCACTTGTCGCACATCGTGGCCTGGATACGGCACTCCCCGCCGCACACTCGGCACATGCCGGCGAGCGCTGGCTTGTTTTGTTTGGTTTGTGCTGGTTGTGTCTGGTTTGGTGTTGGTTGGGATTCGTTGGTTGGTTCGTACATTTGTTCGATTCCCTCCGGCGTGGTAGTCTGGTTTGTGGTAATGCCAGAGCCCGGCCGGAAGGTCGGGTTCTTTGTTTATTCGGTGGCGGAGTCCTGTTTTTCGAGGTGGACGTGTTCGATCTTGGCTCTATGGCGGAGCAGATTGGCGTATTCATCCATGACATCAAGCTGCCTGCTCAACAGGCTGATCGGACAGACGGGCTCGAAGTCAAGCGTGCCATCCGCATACCGCTGCAGCATGCCCCTGAGCCCGCCGGCACGAGCGGTCAACTCACGGTATTCGACGCGCATCCGCTCCTTATAATCGGATCCGTCGGCGCTCGCGGGTTGCGCTTGGTCGGCGGTGGCGAGCACTTCGATGGCTTGGCGCAGGTATCCGTCGTGGATCCAGTCGGGTGCGGTCTGCCATTCCTCGTGGATGATTTCGGTGGAGTCCTTGCGGAGCGCCCATTTGAGTCCGAACAGGCGTTCGGCGACGGCTTCGGTGCGCGCGTCGATCGGCGGCAGTGGCGGTTCGAGTGTTTCCTCGCTCATTGTTCCGGTTCCTTTCCGTGGGATGATTTATGGCCGGTCTTCCAGATTCTGTGCCAGAACAGCCAGATCATCCAGGCTGGCACTTCGGCCCAGATGGTCAGGTACGGCGAGACGGCGTAGATCTTCCACCACCTGCCGCAGATGACGCAATGCTCTATCCTGCGCAGGCTGACCTCGTATTGCGCCGGACCGATGCCATTGCTCGCGCAAATGAATATCCCGACCGCGCTCCGGCACGCATGCGGCGAGCGCCGTTTGTTACGACTGATGCCGTGCATCATTCCGCCTCCTTACCGAGGATGTAGACGAGCGTCGGCGGCAGTGACGGTTCGAAGCATGTGTTCGGCGGTACCTTGTACTCGCCTTTCCCATTGAGTCCAGGCAGCACGTCGGTCCGTACCACACTCCACCCCTCGGAAAGCAGGCTTTCGAGCGTTCCGGCGTTGTTCAGCGTGAGCGTCCATGCGTCCCTGTCGGTCGTGTATGTGAGCGGCACTACCTTAAATTTCCAACTCACTGCTCCGTCTCCTTCTGCTCGTCCAGCCACCTTTCGAACAGCCGGTACATGTCCAACGAAATGGCCCTCACCGGCTGGAACTTCATCCGCCACATGCAGCCGGCACACACCTCCGAAGCGGTCTTCGCCTGATCCATATAGGCAAGATGCACGGCATAGACCGGACTGGACACCCGCCTGCCACACAAATCGCACGTGTGCATATCCTGCGTGACCAACTCATCACGCTGAGGCAGAAACGGGTTCAGCGCGTCCCGCTCATCCATGGCATCGGCGAGCGCCTCCCGAATCTTGTCCCTGGCATTGAGATAGGCGTGGTATCGAATCGACGCGCTTTCCTCAAGAGATCGATTGCCATAACGCATCCCCGCGCTCGCCGCCTCGTATTCCTGGGCGATGAGTTTGTTGAGTGTATTGATGGCGATGTCTGCGTCGCTGTTTCTCATTGCTGTTCCTTTTCCTTGTCGTGTTCCGCCGACCATCTGAGCAGGGCGTTGACGGCGATTTCGCACGCCTGCCGTTCCTCGTCGTCTTCCGGAGCGATGCATACGGCGCCGCATTGCGACCAGATTTTCACTGTGGTTCCTTGTCCGCGCCGCTCACGTGATCCCAGTCGCAGGACATGCCGCCTTGCTTCTCCCATGCGTAGACGACACAGTCCACTTTTCGCGTGTCCTGCAATGTGATGACGCATTCGTAGAAGCCGTGGGTGGTGCCTCCGTCGGTGCATTGCGAGTCGATGGGTTTGACCGCATGCGCCGGCGTGGATGCTTTGGCCATGCCGCCGCATCCGGCGAGCGCGGTGCAGAGGGTGAGGGTGATGGTGGTGAGGGCGGCGCAGATGGTGTTTCTCATTGTTCGTTCCTTTGATGGTGGCTGGCGTGGTGGTTCCAGAGGCGGATGGCTTTTTTGAGGCTTCTGCCGTCGACGTGGAGGATGCATTTGTGCCGGCAGTTGGGGCAGATGCAGCCGTAGATAGTGTTGACCGGTTTGCGTGTGCGGAGTTTGTAGATGGCGCCGAGGGTCAGGATGAGCGGCTGTGACTGGCGGCATGCCGGGCAGGGTGCGGGTCTGCGCCATTTGCGTGGGTTGGTGGCGATTCTGACGGTGTGCATTTCATTCCTTTCCGTAGATGGCGAGGCTTCTTATGCCGTCGCTCATGCTGTTGAAACATGTGTTCGGATCATGGTCGATGATGTCGTTTTCGATGCCTTGGAAGCGGAGGGTGGCGGTGCCGTCCGGCCGGCGGATGAGTTCGAGCCGGCCGTCGATGACGACGTCCTGGTCGGTGCGGGCGATGCAGCGGCGGCCGATCAGGATGGCCGGGTCGGCCGACCGCCACTTGTGCAATGGGACGATGATGCTCATTCCCGGCCACCCATCCAGCCGATCAGGAAGGCGAGCGCCAGGAGGATTATCGCAGTGTGGCTCATGCCGTTCCTCCGATCTCCGGGCTGGCCAGCATCTCGGTGATCGCGTCCTTGGCTATCAGGCGCCATGGTTCGCGGCCGTCGTCGTCGAGGTTTTCCCACGTGAGGTGTTTGCGGTGGCCGTTGGCGTGGAATCGGTTGTAGATGGCGTGCGCGACGGCGTATTGCGTGTCGAGGCTGATGACGAGCTGGTCTTGCTGGTCTTCGGTCATTGGTAGGTCTCCGGTCTTGGCGGTGCGAGCAGTGCGGCGATCGCGTAGCTGGCGAGGCTGGTGGCGAGCGCCGCGATGGTCAGTGCGGTGTGGATGGCGAGCCACGTGATTGGTGTCCACTGGTGGAGCGCCTGTCCGATGATCGCCCTGATGACGGCGTGCGGGATGAGCAGCAGCGCGAGGAGGGTGAACAGCGTGGCCATGGCGTCTCCGAGCCGGTCGGCGAGGTGGCTGATGGTCTTTCTCACTTGTGGTCTCCCGTCTTGACGGCGAGTGTCTCGAGCATGGCCTTGTAGTCTTTGATGTCGCGTGCGATGCAGGATTTCACCCGGTGCGGGCCGCTGTCGCCCTGGTATGGATCCGGGGCGCCGAGCACGGTGACGAGTCGGCGGATGGTGGCCATGTCGTATTTGCGGTAGGTGAGCCACGCGTCAGGGTTGAGGTTGAGTCGGCGGAGGAAGTCAAGGTCGAAGTCCACGTTGGTCCCCGCGGGGACGAGGGAGAAGCGCTGGGAGAGCGAGTCAAGGAATTCCTCCACGGCGTTGGCCACGACGACCATGCTGTCATTGCGCACGGAGCCTCCCATGAGTTCGAACAGCAGGCCGTTGTCGGTGTGCATGGAGAAGGCGACGGGGCTCATGGACAGGAGGTCGAGTCTGTCCGGGCGGATGATGCGGGACAATGATCCGAACTTTTGTTCGCCCAGCATGTCGGTACATTCCATACCGATCTCCAATGGCAGGCTTTTGCGCCTGTCCACGCCTGTGGTCTCAAAGTCGATCCACAGCAGCGCCTCCGGTTTGCCGTTATTCTCGTGCATTTGTCATTCCTTCCGTTTGAATTGTCAATGTTTCGCGCATGGTCAATGGCGTGGCCGTGCCGTCCTGGTTGAGCCATAGCCATCTCCCCTGCCAGTCGCGCACTGGGGTGGAGAGAGGATCTATGCCGAGCGGGACGATCAGTCCAAGCCGTTCGGCCTCAGCCACATGCTGGTGGACCCACCCATGGCAGCCGGTCGTCCCCGAGCCGCACAGCTCGATGATGTTGACGGGACTATGCCGCACATCCGGATTCGCCGCGCGACGCAGTTGACGGTGATGGCCGCTTCGTCCGGGCCATCGTGACGGATCGTGGATGTTCGCCCCGCAGCGCAGGCAATGCCAGCCCTGGCGTTCCAAAGCGATGCGCTTCGAGTCCTCGAACTCACTCACAACGCGCTCCTTCCTGCATCAAGCCGTTGACCAGCACCAGACATGAAGTGCAGTTCGTTCTTAGTCCGGAGGCCATCGCGGCGATGCCGTTATCGGCCTTGCCGCCGGCGAGCGCCTGGAGTTCGATGTTCGCCGCGGTTTCCGCGGTGTCGGTGATGAGTTGGGCGAGTCTGTTGATCTGTTCCTTGGTCATTCGTCTTCCTCCTCGTCTTCTTCCGTGATGGCGGCAACAAGCTGGTCGAGGTGTTCGGTCTCGTCGTCGGATGGCTCATAGCCGAGGTCTTGGAGGATCAGGTAATAGCCTGGGATGCGGCGGCTGACGTTGTCGTCGCCACTCCAGTCCCAGTCATTTGGGCTGATGAACCATTCGATTCTGGCGGTGAGGATCATGACCGCGTATGTCGGCCAGTCCGGTGAGTCGAGGTGCGTATGGAGTTCCGCGAGCGCCTGTTCCGGTTTGATGCCGGCGATGGCGGCGAACTGTTCCCGGGCGCATGCGGCGTCGTTCCAGGTGTGTAGGTCTTTGGTGAAGCCGGTCGGGTCCGGGTCAATTGTCTGCAGGAGTCCGAGCCTTGCCGTGGTCTCGATGAGCTTGGCGCGCTTGATGGCATGGAGATGGCCGTGGAGCCATGCCATGCGCTTGTCAGCCGTCGTGGCGGCGTATTCCTCGAGCACGTGCTGTCGGGCGTCGCGTTCGGCCTGTTCGGCGGCTCGTCGGGCTTCCTTCTCGGCGTCGGCGGTCTTGTCGCGGCGGGTCCAGAGGTAGACCTGCTGCGTGTGAATGGATACGGCTGCGGGGTTCTGTTCGCGGATCTTCTCGATGGCTTCTTCGGGGGTGCCGGCGGACGGGAACATGCAGCCGAGGTAGCGCCATTCCGGGTCGCCGTAGGGCTTTTCAGGGTCGCGGATGAAGTTGATGCCGTTGTCGGGCTCCCCGAGGAGCGCGGCGACCGATTCGATCCATTGCCGGTCGCGGTCGTCGCGTTCGATGCGGCTGAGGGTGTAGTCGAAGTTCGAGGTGCCCGCCGCCTGCGCGAGGCGCTTCTGCAGATCCGGACGGCCGTCGTATCGCGCTATGGCCACGAGCTGGCCGATGGTGAGCTGGCTGAAATCGTCGCGGGTCGCTCTGACCTCGTTGTCGATGCTGGCGGCCTTGGCGCGGTCACGCACGTAGTCGGCGCTTCGGCCGAGCCGGTGGGCGACGTTGGCGGTGGTGGCTCCGAGGTCGAGCATGCCCTGGATGGCGTCGGCCTCCTCCAATACGGTGAGCTGTTCGCGCTGGCAGTTCTCGGTGATCATGGCCTCGAGCTGCTGCAATGGGTCGAGCTGGAGCACGAAGCATGGGACGGATCCGGTTCCGGCCTGTTTGCATGCGGCGAGTCTGCGGTGTCCGGCGATGACGCGGTAGCGGCTGCCGTTGGGCACGACGCTGAGGGGCGTGAGGAGGCCGTTGGCTCTGATGCTGTCCGCGAGGTCGGTCACGTCGCCGATGTTTTTTCGTGGATTGTCCGGGTGGGGGTCGATCAGGCTCGTGTTGATGAGCTTGATTTCGTTGCTTTGGTAGTTGCTCATTGCTTCTCCTTGCTGGTTTCTTGGTTGTTGAGTTCGTCTGCGCATGCCTGGCATGCGAGATACCACTTGGAGGGGTTGCCTTCCCTGAGGCTTCCGGTGTGGTCGTATTCGTCCTCGTGTGGATCCATGAGCTGGTGGACGTGTTCGCAGTTCCAGGTGTGCTTGTGGCGTGGTGTTGGCGGGACTGGTTCGGGCGCCCAGGTCTTCCACTGGTCGCGGAGCCATGTGTTGAGCCGTGGGATGTGGCCGCTGCGGATTTGGCCGTCGTTGACGGCGTGCTTGTAGCGGCGGAGCGCGGTTTGGAGTCGGGTGAGTT